TGCATGCTCAGCCGTTCGGTGATCGGCGGCAATACCACACTGGCGCTGCGCTTGCCGGCACGCCGCATCAGATCGGCTATGTTGTAAGTGATCATCGAAACTTGATGACACCACCGGCACGAGCTTCGTAGCGCTCAAGCTCGTGAACCATCTCAACGCGGACGGCTTCAACATATTCTTCCATGGTGATGATGCCTTTATCGATCAACAGCCGCGCCAAGGCCGCATTGTTGACCTGTGCCGAATTGATTCCGACACGTAAATGTTTCGGTGAACCGTCTGGACTACCGTTCGAATGCTCGTATGCAACACCCGACTGCATTCCGTGAAGGGCTTGTTCGTATGTCAGCTTGGTCATAGTTTTTCTTTCCAGTTCTCGCCGATCTCGGAAAACATTTCCGGCCCGAGCACGATCTCGCCTTGATACGGCTCGATTGCGTCAACATCCAAGCCCGGATCAAGCCAAGAAATCGTTATGTGCGGCTGGTATTCGTCATAATCGAATGACGCGCCAGCCGCCCGAGCGCGGTCATTTCGATACTGCAATTCAGACGACGCGAAAGCCAAAACTATCGCGCCGCCATCCCCGAACCGCTCGATAACGCGTGGTCCGCCAGCGGGGATTTTTAATTCCGCAAGCCATGGTTCGCCGACTTTCATCCAATCCAGTGGCGTCTTGCTGTAAACGATGGTGACGTGCAACGTGTCGGCGTCCATCGGTTGCGTGAAACCGACCGACCGCGCCCAACGCACTATATCAGCACCGTTCTTGACGTGACGGCGCATGTAGAGCGTGCGCGGACGTGTGGCGTCATTGAACGGCGTCGGCTCGGGATCAAGCCGCGCCTGCCGTTCTTCCTCACGTTCGGCTTCAAGTTCCCAATCGACCGGCGTTTCTGCGTTCGCATCCTCAAGACCGGGATAATAGCCCGTCTCGACCATTTGCGTCACGACAACCTTGCTCAGCGCTTCCGGCATGAGCAGGCCGGTATTGTTGAGCGTCGACGCCGTTTGCGCGTTCTTGTAGCCGATTTCCGCCAGTTCCGCCGCGCTCAACTGCCACAGTGACGCCCATTGCATCCACACGTCAGCCGGACGCGAGCCAAGCCCGGAACGAATCATACATTCGAACAGATTGTAGCAGGCCGGCGTCATATCAAGCTGTTGGTCCGCGCCAAGTCGGTCGTAATAATTTCGCAGATCGGCATCGCCCGTGCTGTTCAAACCGCCCGGAGACTGCCCGAACAACCGCGTCATCGGAATATCGGCGGCACCGGCTGCGATATTCATCAACCGGTCCATTACGTCCGGTATCGAAGCGAACGACACGCTGGACCGTGCAAATTCTTCGTCCTTGTCGTGCAGGACGGTGCCGTTGATGCCCTTGTTCGCGGCGACCAGTGCGAACCGGTCGATCATCCGTTTTTCATACAACGGATCAGCGAGCGAGTTCATAAATTCGCTGATACCGAAATGGTCAACGTTCGCTTCGTGCAACAGCGACGTGACCAATTCCGGCGCAACGTCCGCATTCTGAATTGCACGCCAAGGCGCAAGCAGCGACGAATCCGACCATCCCCACGACTGCACCATGCCGGGCAATACCGGCGCGTCCTCGGGCAGCGGAGCGCCATAGAACAGCGCCAGCCGTGATGGATGGATATCGACCGACCCGCCGACTTGCCGGAACGCCGTATACATGCTTGGCCGATTGTACGTCTCGGACAGTGGATCCCGGTCGATATCCTTGACCGCAAGTGACAGGCGGGAATGCACGACCAGATATTTCAGCCCGCCCTTGCCGATGCGTTCCATATCAAGCGGCGTCTCGGCAGGCTGGTCCGTGCCGATAAAGATCGCGCCGCCGCCCAATAGCCGCCCGAGCAACCGCGCACGGTATATTTTTTGCAGCACGTTGAGCCGATTCTGTTCGGCTTCGATCTGTTCGATCTGAGCGTCGGAAACCATCCAGTTGATGCCGGCCCGGATGCTGTCCTTTGCCGGTATTTCCACGATCTTGCGCGCCAGCCATGACGACCGGTAAGCGTTGACCAACTGCATATCCGAAATGAACGGAAAATCATAATAAACCGCCGCGTTCTTGTCCCGCGACGGATCGCCAAGCCCGCCTAGCAGCGACCGCAGGTTATCGACGTGGATTTGTCGTGCCATTCCGGATTTCCCGCCATGTTGGACGCTTCACAACCGCCGCGACAGTCTTGGTCACGACTTGTTTGATGATTTCCCGCCGTCTGGCGCAACCGCTACAGGCCATCACACATTCGCATAGTTCAATCCGCCGCTACACGGCCAATAACACATGGCGAACGCGTCCGCCAGATTCGGCGACGACGTGCCGTCCGGCTTTTTGTTGATCGTCATCTTGAGCGTCGACGGACTCAATCCCTGCGTCACTTGAGCCAACTCCTTTTCGATCTGACGGATAAGCTTGTGATTACGAAGATGATACAAGCTTATCATTTCGTCCGGCTCGTATTTCCGGACGCCTTTGACGTGCTGATAGGTATTCTTGAACCGTTTCGCTAATTGAAACCAAGCCTGAGCGCGAAGATTACTAAAATAATCGATGTTTTTCATACTTTTCGGATCACCGGGGATCATTCGTTCATCCGGTTTCAACACTTTTGCCGACGCGGCCCATGGCGTAAACGTGATGCCGGGCGGCATCTTGTTTTCCCGCTGCAGCCGGTTCGCTTCGGCTCGCACACCCGCGCCGACGCCGATGGAATCGTACTGAAACGATATCTGTTCGCCTCGCGGAAGCATGCCGATTGCCCGCAACGTCGTCTGTGCTGTGTCGCCGTCGCCCCAATGATCGGCGATCATGGCGCACGGCCCGCGCCGCGCCACACAGGCGTTCTTGTCGCCGCCGTCGTCCGCCACGTCCAGTCCGGCAATCCATCGCCCGGAAGGCGTCAGATCGAGCGCCAGCGCCGCCTTGATCCATTCCATCTTGATGATCGTGCCATGCAGCGACGACGCATAATTACGCTCGACTTCCTGAGCGAAGATATGCAGCAGGCCGGCATCTTCCGCCGTCTGTCGGCGTTCCTCGTACCATTCCGGCGTTTTTTCCGGATGATCCGACCAATCCATGATGAAAACGGCTGTTTTGCCACGCACCATCGGTTCGCCTGGATGCCATTCAACGCCGGCTTCCCGCTTTTTATGGAACACATTGCCAAGCCCGTTCACGCTCGATATGTGGATTTGCACGCGGGTATTGTCGTCCAGCGCGGCTTGGATTTTCTCCGGTCGTTCGAGATGTGCCGCTTCGTCCACGAAATAAATCAGTTTGCGCCCGCCGCGACCGATGTTGTCGCCCGTCTCGCCTTGGATTGACGATCCGTTTTCCGGATTGATGATACGCATGAACGGCATGTGATCATCCGGGCTGAAACCACGCGGCCAAAATATGCGTGGCAGGTTGCGTATCAGGATTCGAATTTTTTCAAGAATCGAATCGGGTATGCCGAGATTGTCGACCAGTTCTTGCTTGCGGCTTCCCCACCCAACTGCAGCTTCCGGCACGAACCGCCAGATATGGACGCTAACCGCCGCCGCAATCCATGTCGCGCCCATGTCCCGACATTTTTCGAGCAAGCCGTTATTTTCGGTCGCAAGACACTGGTAGATGAAATCGACAAGCTCACGCTGGCGCGGGAACAGAATGAACGGCATCGTGGTCAGCTTGCCCACCTGTCCCGCGTGCCGTGGGTCATAGGTTGACAACCAATGTTCGATAAACTCGACCGGATGCGTCCGGTAATATTCGAGCGCGCCGTAAAGCAGCTTGGGGTTGTCTTGTAACGCCAGCAATCGGCGTTGGCGCTCAGCGAAAACCGCCGTGTAATCGGGAGGCCAATGGAACGTCATGGACAGGCTGATTTCAGACGTTCAATTTCTATCTGAATTTCACAGTATCGGCGGAAATCTGCCAAATCCATCGCGTCCATTTCCGACCATCCGCCCGCATTGCGCGCTTTGGCCTTGGCACGAGCATTGATGCGACGGGCTTCCAATCGCAACAGTTTGATACGGTCGGACAAATTGAATGTGGTCATTCGTTGTATTCGCTCAGTGCCTCGCGCACTTCCCCGATGGTCAATCCGGCGTCCAGTTCATCAAGGAATCTCATGACGTGATCGCGCCACAACCGTACGTCACGTCTGGACGCATTAGCTCGTGGATCAGTCATCTTGCGGTCACTGTTCGTCGCCGTCGATTCCAACGCATCCCATATGTCTTGCATCACTCATACCTTCCCCGCAAGCATAGCCGCATAGGCGTCGGCAGCTTCCTTCGGCGACATATCGGGAGTGATCATTTCGAGCGGCCCGCCATTCGGCCCGGAAAGCTCAACCTGTTCCTTGAACAGCCCGTAATACCTGCCGATCAGTTCGATGGCTTTCAGCTTGTCGTGCATGACGATCTCGGGACCGTTCTTCGTCCATTTGATCGCCTTGATGGAATACTGGATTTCCTCGGGCAACTGGCGCAACCGTTCGGCGAGCGTCGTTCCCGAGACGTGCGCCAATGCTTCAAGCACGCCGACGATATCGGCATCCGCGATCATCCGAAGCTTTTCGAGCGTGTTGTCAACGCTGATATTGACGCGTTCGGATGCCTTCCGCTTGGCATCCTTTATGAGCGCTTGAACACGCGGATCGTTGACCATGAAATACGCCGAAGCAGGCGGCACATTGGCGCGCTCAGCGGCACGCTTGACCACGAAGTCAACGCAATATTCCGCCGCGAACAGCTTCCACCGGTTATCGAGTGGCTGAATATCGTTCATTGATCTTGGCTCGTATCGCCTGTGCCGTCCTGTCCGTGATCTGGCGTGCGCCTTCCTCGAACTTATAGACCGTATCGGGCTTATAGCCAATCCAATCGGCCATTTCCTTGACCGTGAAGCCGAGCCACGCCCGGATTTGTCGAAACTCGCTAGGTGTCATGGTTTGGATTTAGTCCTAAGCACGCTTGGTGTCAACCGTACCGGAATCCAACGTGTCGGACGCCACGGGCGAATCAATCCGAACATACGGGCATTTGTGATCATCATTGTCACTTTCTGAATGTCACACTTGGCCGTTTTGGTAATCTCTAAAAGGCTCATTTGTCGATACGCTTCAATCAGCTTACGCAACTCGATTGCCGCCGCTAGATTTGGGATTGCCTGAGCCGGATGGATTCGCAAATCAGCGTCACGATAAATGGCACCGTCTCTCTGCAGTTCGTATACGATTTGTCCCGCAACTAATCCAGTCAATCCAAATCGATACATGATTTGTGCAAGACTGACCGGTTTTGGTGCACAAATTATGTAATGCAAAATCTGCTCTTTCATCGCTCAATCTCCGATTTTGCCTGAGCGACCGCAAAGCGGGCATCGTTACGATCTAATCCCATACCTGCAGCATGTTCTTTCCCGTTCACAAATACCGCCCAATGATAATCACTACCTTCTCTGATAATTTTGGACGTAACGACCTTTTTGACATTGCGCGGCTTCATGCGACGACGAACAGGCGGGCGATAATCACGCAGCACCATTTGCGCCAGTCGTTCAAACTCGTTCGCTTGATGGATAAAATTTACCGGATGAAATGTCATTGAATGATCGGCATTCAACCACACCCAATGACCGGTTTGCGAAATACGAAAAAATGGAAATGTGCCGATAACGGTAAATGGTCCGTTTTTATGCGGAACATATCGACCATGCCTAAAAATATAAGATCGTTCCGGCTCAATCGAAATCATTGAGACTGAGCCATCAGGCAATAACCAATATTTTTGCCAGCGCTTGCCGTAGAAAATTTCAATACGACCGTTTCTTATTTCACCCGACTGATATTTTCCGTTAATATCGGGTATAAATTGACAAAAATAACGCCGAAAACCTTGCACGTCGCATCCCTTTTCCCGTAAAGCTATGAAATGACTTGCATATTTCAATTCGGATAATTTGTCAACGTTTTTCTAAGTTCCTGATTTAATTACACATTCCGATGCTTTCTTGTTTTGAACGACGCAACACCTTTTCCTACACGTACCGTCCCGGAACCCGTTACCCCCCCCCCTATGTAATGTTATAACATACCTAATATACAACTGATATATCACAGCTCATTTCCCTATCAACCATTCATTCATTTAACATATAAAGAAAGAATAATATAAGAGATTGAAATCATTGACAAATTTCCGCGCCGTCACGACCCGTCTGACCAACTCCCTTTTAATTTCCCCACTTGCAAAGCCTTGAAATCCATGCAACATACCCCTGTCACAACTCGGGAGATAATCCACCCCATGATCACTCGCAAAATGCTTGAAGCCGGCATGAAGGCTTATAATACCACTGTATACGGGAACGTAGACGAACTCTTTCGTGCAATTTACGAAGCGATGGAAACCGCCCGTAATACGCCGGATCGCGAAGATGGCTTCTATTGGGTGTTCGACCCTAAATTGAACGAAACGAACATCGCGGAATGGTGTAACGGCTATTGGTATCTTGTCGCTTCGGAAAGTCAGTACCTCGACCACGATTTCATCGTTAAATCCGAACGCCTCATGCCGCCCGTATCAGGCGGGACGTGGCTCGGATGGACTAACACCGGCACGCCGCCGACCGGCCTTGTCGATATTCGTTTGCGCAACGGACAGGAATTTACATCCGTCGAGGCGGACAAATGGCAGTGGGCAGCACAACCGAACCCTACTCTTGACATTGTGGCGTATCGATATGCTGCTCGACCGGTATAATCTCACGCTTCCATATTTCGCCGCTCGCATCAGGCGGGACGTGGAAGACGTGATTCCATGGTTCGACGGGACCGGCACGCCGCCGCCCTATCTCGAATTGACCGTGCGGGCCGTACGCGCCAACAGGAAGCCCGCCACGGTCAAGCGGATGAATGACCCGAACCTGAGCATGTTGCTCGGCGTGCCGTCACCCATTGTGCAATTCTGGCACAAGACGCAGCAATACCCGCTCGCCGCCCGGTTCGCCGTCGCCACGATAGACACGGAAACGGAACACCTGTCACAGCACGATCTGAAATTGCTTGGCAACGTCGTCCAAGCCGGCAAATATTATCGCTATACGGGCGGCTGGCGACCACGGCAGCGAAGCTATCCGCACATCCGCAAGGCAACCGCTAACAGGCTCGTACGTCTCGGCTTCCTGCAGGTTCACAATCTGGTCGAACTGACCGCAACCGCGAAAGGTAAAGACAGATGGTTCATTCGGAATTGATATATCATGTTCGATAATCTCCACGATCAATCCGGACCCGGCTGGACGCTGCACCACGCGGAATGTGTCGAGCGGATGCGTACCATGGCCGACAACAGCGTTGACGCCATTTTAACCGATCCGCCCTATCACCTGACCAGCATCAAGGCGCGTTATGGCAACACGGCAATCGACCGTTACGGCACGAACGAAACGCGATCGCGCAACCGCTCGGATGCCATGGCACGGCTCGCTGGCGGCTTCATGGGCAAGGCTTGGGACGGCGGCGACGTGGCCTTCCGCGTCGAGACGTGGCAGGCGGCATGGCGCGTGCTCAAACCGGGTGGCTATATCATGGCGTTCGCATCGTCGCGCGGATACCATCGGATGGCCTGTGCTATCGAGGATGCCGGTTTTATCACGCACCCAATGATCGGGTGGGCGTTTGGCTGTCTTGACGATCAAACCGAATGTGTTACACGGAAGGGTGTAGTACCTTACCATAAACTCACGGTAGGAATGGACGTATTGTCTTATGACGCCACGTCCGGTTCCTACCAGTGGGATAACATCGAAGAAATTGTAACATATGACGTCGAAGATACCGCCTACCGAATTTCAACGGATCATGGCGAACAAATCGTCTCCCGTGACCATCGATGCATTGTTGAACGAAGCGGAAGCGAAACATTCGTTCGCGCGCAAGCACTGGAATCAACGATACGTGTACCCGTTCTGGAAAACCTGTCGGATTTGCTCAGCGCCATTCAAGTGCGAGACGTTGAAGCAAAAACGCAAGGTGACGTGTTCCCGGAAATGCGCTGTAGCCGAACGAAGACCGCGCCAGCACCACGAGAAAGCGACGGTGTTTTGCGCTGTGTGTCTGAAACCGATCTGGCGCAACCGGAAGCATCTGGAACGTGTCAGCAAACCGGTTTGTTCGCAGACATGCAACGGGAAATTACGAGCGGAAACGCTCAAACCTCACAGTCACAAAGGACGTGCGGGATGGACGGAGGAATCCGTTCGATCTTTTCGGGAGAAAATGACCGGGCCGAACAATCCGGCTTGGAAAGACGGTGTGACGTATCGGAGACGCAAGGGGAATTACGCTTCGGTGAAGTACGTCCGATGCCCGTTGGAATTTCAAGCGATGTCACGTCGGGACGGGTATGTCATGGAACATCGTCTAAAGGTGGCTCAAGCTATGGGGCGAATGTTGACTCGGACGGAAGTCGTACACCATCGCGACCACGACGTGAGAAACAACAGCATCCCGAACCTGATGTTGTTTGCGACGAACGGGGAACACAAGCGATACGAGCATGGGCAGGACATAAAACCGTTGTGGGACGGGTTACACCATTCCATTATCGCGGTATTGTCTGGTGCATCCGTGTCCGCACCGGCGCATTCGTAGCCGTCCGCAACGGAATGGCTTTCCCTACAGGTAACAGTGGTTTCCCGAAAGCCACGGATGCGAGCCGCATGATCGATCAAGCGTTGGGTGCAACACGGACGAAGATCGTAGGGTCAAAGCTCGGCAGACCGGGGATGTCTCATGATGGCTCAAATCAACGCAACGGGTTTGACGATGCGTTCGGTGGCGATGCCGCAGGGATAATGTCGACTGATGTTTTAGCACCCGTCACACCCGAAGCGGAACAGTGGCAAGGCTGGTATTACGGCGGACAGGCGCGCAAGCCCGCGCTTGAACCGATCTACGTCGGCCAAAAACCATTCAGCGAAAAGAACGGCGCGCTCAACATCCTGCGTTGGGGCGTCGGTGCGGTCAATATCGACGGGTGTAGGGTTGGTGAGTACGTCAACACCACTCCGTCCGGTGTCGACCGACGCAATGCGAAACTGCAAGAATTAGGGTATCGCCCCGGCGCCTATCAAATGGGCGAAACCATCCCGCATCAAACCGCAACCGGACGTTGGCCCGCCAATCTCATGCACGACGGTTCACCCGAAGTGCTCGCGTTGTTTCCTGCCGCACCGGGACAGATCGCACGAGCCAAGACAGATGGAAAAAAGACCGTCAATGTCTATGGTGACATGAGCCATGTCGAGCACGAACCGCGCAATGACACGGGAAGCGCCGCACGGTTCTTCGAATGTTATCCGCCAGTCATAACCTACTGTCCCAAGGCGAACGCACGGGACCGGCTAGGCTCGCGGCATCCGACCGTCAAGCCGATGGCGCTCATGCGGTCGTTCGTGCGCCATGTCTGCCCGCCCGGTGGCGTCGTGCTGGACCCGTTCGCAGGCACCGGAACGACGTTGCGCGCCGCAGTGCTTGAAGATCGCCGGGCAATCGGCATCGAAGCCGACGCGGCAAGCGTGGTCGATACGGTATGGAGAATGCGTCATGCAACACAGCCTGAATGAGACGGCTTTCGTCCCCGGTACGCACGTCATCATTTACGACGCATGGTTGCAAAATCCGACCCGTGCAGTGATGATAAAAAAGCTTGGCAGCATGTTCATTGCCGACACGGAACGCGGCGTGCGCCTGAGCGCATCGCTCAACAGAATCTGGCTGGCGGATGATCTGTTCGGCCCGATAAACCCGAAAGGAAACTGAAATGATCAAGACGAATTATTTTACCTACACCAGCAACGGCGAACATGGCATGACGGCCACGGAATACGGCAACGCGTTCGACGCGCTCATGGGCCGGAACGGCACACTGGTCGACAGTGTGTTTTTCCAAGCCTATGGCGAGAACGGCGCACTCGCCAAGAAAGCCGGAACGCTGTTCGGCATGGTCGGCGCTGGCTATGACATCAAGACGGACAGCAAGCCCGACTGGCACATTGATTTCAAAATCTATGATGCCGATGGTGATTTTTCCGGTCAGTATGTCGAACTGGACGTGAACAAGGGCAGCGCATATCAGGCGAAGAACTTCTATGTCGACCCGGTGACGGGCGATCTGGTCGGCTTGAACGCCAACGGCCAGTCGGTCGTGATCGACGGAACGCTGAGCGCGGACGGCACGATGCTGACCTACAGCATCGATAACGAAGTGCTGCAGGACATCACCGGAACGACCGGTGTTGTCAAAGGCACGTTCGGTGGCGAGCATTTCGGCGACAACGGCGCATCGTCGTTCTTCGAAGTCAAGATAAGCTGAAATGGCCCGTCCCTGTCCGTATTGTGACAGGCTGATGAAAGGACGCCGCCACGCACCGACGCGGGATCATATAAACCCCAAATCGCGTGGCGGCGGACCGACCGTCATATGTTGCGCCGTCTGCAACGTGTTCAAGGCTGACCGATCCGTTGTCGAATGGCTTTGCTGGATCGAAGCGAACCGCCCGCATCGCCTGCGCGCAATCATCCGCCTGTACGAACATCACCACATAACGAGCTATATCACATACGATGAAAGAATGGCGTTGACACGGATGCTCAAGACCCTCGCAGGAGGTAGCGATGCGTAAGCTGACGGAGACCAGCGAACACGAGCGGGCGATGCAGGCGGAGGGGCGAGAATGATCATTTGTTCGCAACCAGAATGCCAAACGACGGCGGGCTGCACATGCACAAATCGGTTGTTCGACTATAGCCGTTTACGTGGCGAGGTTGCCGCAAAAGAAGCCGAACTCTCCGCCCTCAAGAAGCAGGTAGAGGAACTGACGGCGGAGCGGGATGATGCGCGCCGATATGCCGTTGAAGCCCGCCTTCGAGAGAATCAGGCAGAAGACAGACGCGTCTCGGAATCCTTTGCTCGCGCCAAGGCCGAAGCCGAAGCAGCAGCGCTGCGGAAGGCGCTGGAGTTCTACGCGGATGTCAGCAAATACCCCGCGCCTCTGACGGGCGGCATGGGCGACCTATGGGCAGACTGCGGCCAGATCGCCCGCGCCGCGCTCAATCAGCGCGGCGCCGATTTGCCTGTTTAGCTGTCTATGAACAACTTTTTACCCTTTATCGACAATGGGTTAGGCGAGGCGCTGATTTTGTCTGTCACGTCACCGCTCGCAACGGCACAACCTGTCCGACCGGCACGGCGACATAACCTTGAGCCGTCATGTAATCCGTTTCGGTCATATGCGGACTATACATATCGGTTCGGATATAGAGCGTCGGACGCTTGCCGTCTTCTTCCATGATCACCACGTCGGAACGTTTGACTTTCTTATAATTCAGATTGTCGAGGATACGCGCCAGCCGTTGCGGCGTGGCGTTGATCCGCTTCGCCACAAGCAACCGTTCCGCCGCGTGCGTGCTGATCCAGCCGTTTCGGAATCCCCGTTCGCCCGACGCGATGGCTTCGGCTACATACTGTTCGGCATGCCCAAGCGACATGGCAATCGCTTCGCTTGTGCTGCTTGTCTGCGGCGCTCGGGCTTGGCACGCACCGGCAGGATCAAAGCGTGCATCCGGTATCGGCGCGGTCCTGAGCCAATGTGCAATTCGCTTATAGCCGACCGTTCGTGTCCAGTTCCATAATTCACTGAAATAGGTTGGTGTCATGCCGTCACGGATAAGGTCGGCGGTTGTCTGTTGAGCCGTGAAAAGCGGCGCGAATCGGCGGCTGTCTTTTGTCAACGGCAAGGCGTTCTTGTGATTCGTTGCCAGAAACCAGTTGGCAAAATTGTCCGTCATGAATTGGTTCGTACCTTTGGAGTGCGCTTCAATACGCGCGTCGGTGATCCAATCCTTGATGTTTTCGATCAACTCATATCGACCGTCCAGCATGATTTCCTGTACGTCAATGAAAAGCTTATTGATCATCCACGCGTTGAATTTATTGGCGATATCTTCTGGTTTCGGCTTGTGACAGAATTTCTCGCCGATTGCTTTGGTCATGATGCTGGCAAGCCATGACGTACCGTTGCCTTCGACACCTTGCAGCACCGGTGCCCATTGGAATTTCACACCGGGATTCTGGACCAGCGAGACCATATAAGTCAGCAGAATGTTTCGGTCGGTAGGGTCCGGAAGCATCTTCGCGACGTGTTCGAAGAACGGCGTAATGTCGCCTTCCTCAGTTTCGATAGGCACCGGAAAGAACGTGTTGACGGCATCGCCGATGATCGCACCGGGTGTGGCTTGTGGCAGGAATCGAACGGTGTTGACTTTCGGGAACCGATGAACACGACATTGCGTGAACGCTTCGAAAGCGTTTTTTGTCGTGCCGCCCGCGCCGCTCATGTCGGATGACATCTGGAATATGTGTCCGCCATATGTCGCGGAAAACTGTTCGGCTTTCAACATCGTGCCGTCACGGTCCATGATCGAATGAAGATCGCGGACATAAACGAAGCCTTTGAAATATTCCTGCATTTCGGTCACTGTCAGAAATTCGCCGTCCGGCATATTAGCGGCAACATCAGCGTTCACCGTCGACGGTGCTTCGATCCGGTCGTAAATCTTCTGCTGCGCGCCGATAGCCGCCTGCAGCGTCGTGCGTCGATAGTCAGCACGGTCGGCATATTTTGGCCGCATCAGCCCGGAACGGCGGAACAACCTGTCCATGCGCGCCGCGTCCTTGCCGGTCCAGAATGCCAGATGGAACATGAGCGCCGCGTCGGCTTTCGAGCGGTCATAGGCGTCACCTGTCGGGCTTGGGAACAACTGGCACAGGATCGACGCGTCACCGGCCCACAGGTCGCCGATACGTGCCTTTGTCCCCATGACCTGTGCAATTGAGCCTTGCGCGCCAAGCATGCGCCGCAACAGTTCGTCATCGTCCTGCGGTCCAGTATAGCCATAGACGGGACCAGTCGACAGGTCGACATCCTCGACCGGATTGCCTTGCGGGACGATCTGCAAAAGCATGTTCGTACCGTCAAGGTCGAACCGGCCTTGAAAACCTTGCCCGAGCGCTACGAAACGTTCGGTTGTGTAAAATTCCAGCCATGTCAGCGGTGCACGGCTCGGCGTCGTGAATTTGTGACGACGGTTGACTAATGCGGCTTTGTTGCACGTCCCCATGATGTGCAAGCCCGTGCCGGATATGCTGACTTCCTGAGCGAAACCGGGGAAACACACATTGGCGATATGGACGGCTTCCGGATGCCAGCCCGTGGCCGGATCGTAACATGCGTCCAGATCGAAAAAGAAAAATGGATCACGCTCGCTGAGCACGAAGCCGACATGATAGCCGGTACGTTCTATTTCGGCTCGCGTGCGCCAGTTCGACGGATCGTGCGGATTGATCGGTCGTCCGGTTGCCGGATCGGTCGGAACCTTATCGGGCTTTGGCTTGCCGGGTCGCTGCACAAACTGCCATGCGATGAACTGCGGGTAATTGTCGAGCATGATGGTTACTGCAGCCCGATCTTCTTACCTTCCTCGCGCACCGCCGCATGGGCGGACGGATGCACGACAATCGCCCGCCACAGATCGGCGTTCCGGTTGAAATAATACCGCACTGTGCTCAGCGCGAATTTGTTGTGATCGGCCACGGCTGTCAGCGTCGTGCGGATCAGCCCGCGCGTGTTTGCCATCAATACCGCTTCGGACAGAATCCACGCCCGTCGCTGGTCCGGCTCTAGTCTTACTATCTTCATAGCCTGTTGATCCGTTCGACATATTGATTGACATCCGTGCAGAACATGCCGATTCCGCCAAGCGATTCGACCGTTCGCAAGAAATTCGCCTGTGCCTGTTCGTGTGCGTTTGCCGGCCCGCGCCAGCCCGGAGCCTTGACCTCGACCGCGACGAAACGGCCACGGGCAATCCCTATCAGATCGGACGATTTGAACACATCGTTCAATTTCTTGCTGATGTTTTCAAGACCGTACCGCACCACCCGTCCGCTGTCATCCACTGCCGCGCCGCTATTGTTGCGCCACAGGCTGCATCCAAGTTTCGGCGCGGCAATGCGCAATGCCGCCTGTGTCGCGCTCTCACTGCCGGCATCGGCCATGGTCGCGGGAGGATCGTATAGGGTTTTCAGTTCGGCAAGTGCACGCGGGCTGACGCCGTGCCGTGCCGCCCATTCGTCAAGCCGGTTAGTCATCCGCAATCCATCCATATACTGCTGCGATCAGCAACGCCACTGTACACGTTACGGCAATAATGGGGTGTACTGTTAGCCACAGTGCGTAAATAATAGAGGCAATGAGAAATCCGCTCAATAATATTGCAACAGTCAGTGCCATGTAACCTAATATACGGATGATTTTATTCATATCCAACTCTCCCGGATTTTCTCTAAAAGCCGTTCCGTATCGTATCGTCCGAACGTCTGCGCAGTCAGCACGTCCGTTCCAAATTCATGATAAAATTTTCGATACAACTCGCTGTCCGACAGACCGTGCAATGTTTGCTGCATGCCGGCCCAATGGTTCATCGCATCGCGCAGGACGACTTGTGCCGCCTGTCGTTCGTTCCATACCCGTCGCAAGCGAATCTCGGCTGGCGTGCCGACCAGATTGAGCGGGATAACAGGACCGTTCGCGTCGATCCGTTCAATCTCGCCGCGCATCTGCATTAACACGACCGGATCAAGCTCGATAAGGTCGCCGTCAACAAATTGCGGCGTCGAACGATTGGCAGGCGTCGGCTTGTGGCCGCAAAACGGACAACACGTCCGAAATGGTTCATAGGCATTGAAACAGGAATCGCACACGCGCACGCTATCGCTTGCATCGGCGGCACGGCGCTTGCCGCGCTCATCGTCCAACGTCCACACACGCGGCCTGTCCGGCACGCCGTGTACCTTTACGTTGCTCACATGGTCGATATAGACGCCGTGTGTCTTTCCATCGGCTGGACGCAACGCGCGACCGAACGCCTGAGCATAGCGCGGAAATGATTTTGTCGACCGTCCATCGCTGACGACTTCGACGGCTGGCACATCAAATCCCTCGCCGAAAATATCGACGTTGACCAATTGTTTCAGATCGCCACGCCGGAATTTGCTGATCAGCTTGTCACGGATTGCGTCGGGTGTCTTGGCGCTGACCGACGCGGCTGGCACACCGGCGTTGTTGAACGCTTGAGCGACTTCCGCCGCCGTCTCAACATCGACCGTGAATGTGATGCCACGCTTGCCCGGCGCGATGCGTAGATAGTGCGAGACGATATCACCCGTTATCGTGGAACTATGCGATTTGGCGCGCAACCGCTCGGGCTTGTAGTCCCCGGTCGTATCCGAAACGTCTTCCTCCGTCATCGTGTACGATGCTGGCGGCACGAAAATTCGATAATCCGCAAGAAAACCGGCGTCGATCAACGGACGCATCGTCGGGCCGATCACCATCCGGTCAAACACGCCGCTCGCATGTCGCCCAAGCCCACGCCTGTCCGGTCGGCCCGGCGTTGCGGTAAAACCGACGCCATATGCGTTGGTAAACAGTTTGACGCCCTTACCCCACTTATTTTCGGCTAGGACATGATGCGCCTCGTCAATATCCCACAGACGAACCGTGTTGATCCATTGCGTCAGTTTTTCATGACGCGCGTTGAGCGTGTCGATACCGGCGACGGCGACGGGTGACGATGCGTGATGGAATGATTTTCCGAGTGCTTCGACGTGTTTCGAGACACAGAACGCCCGTACGATATCAGGCGCAACGATCCTGTGAATAACGCCTTCCTGAGCAAGCGCCAATGAAATCTGTCCGACCAGTTCCTGCCGGTGTGCAATTGCCACGGCGGGCTGACGATAGCCGGCAAAAATCGATGCTTTAATTTTTGTGTTATGAGTAACGGTAAAATCACCTAACAAAAATAAGCCATCTTTTCCAGCCAATTCAAAACCAAAATATTCACCAATGCCAATTGGTTCAATATTAATACTTGTGACCAACACGTCTTTTTTCTGTCGACGTTCTTTTGCTTTACGACGCTCAACACGACATGGAATTTGTGAAATATCCCCTGATATGGACAAACGCCAATAATCAGCCGAAAAGCCATATGATTTAATGCCCTTAACACATTTACGAATGTAACATGCGAAACCAAGCGAACGGGCAAGAAAAGCAATGTCGTTTGCTAATCTTTCTGTATTACAGATAGCATCGTAATAATTCTTACAAAGATATCCGTCACCGTCTAAATACCCGGCAAGCAAAATTAAACGATCTTGGCGTGATGCAGTTTTATAAAGATGTGGGATATGTTTTTCATTTATCACGGTAAGTGCACGGAGTATGTGCAATGGCCCGTATTTACGATTACGATAATTGTGAATATTGATCGTTTCACAATTTTTGCCGGGAATAATATTAATTCCGTAGTTGTAAGCAGCAGCAAATGAAAAAAGATATTGTTTAATTTCCGGCTCAGGCGTCGTTATAGCCTGACCGCCGATTGATCCTTCGGCTAACCATACACCTAAGAAATATGGATCAATCGGCAACATGGCGTCATTGTTGAAAGTCACGCTCGTACGCCAACCTTTTAGCAAATGTCGTGTCCATTTATTTGAACGTGCAAATTCCTCAACGTTCAAATTCACAACAAGGTTTTTGCTACCTCCTGTTTTTTCTCGTGTACGTTTCAATGAAAGAATATGTGCATCGTTGACGACATAAGGGTCGCCTTTTTTCGGAACGACCCGGTATAATTGACCAACGCCACGACATATTGAAGTGACAAGTCGTGGTTGACTGTCCGGTCCCATGACTGACATCCCCGGCAAAATGTTTTGCACAGGCATGACACATCCGTCATACATCAATACCGGCGTGTCTCGACCAAGACATTTGCCCGCGCCGGTCGGAGCAACGGCGACAACGTTGCGCACGTTCGGTTCCTGCCATGCCGCGTAAATCTTATCGCGCAATTCGATCTGGTATGGACGAAGCGTCATGATTATGCAGAAATCAGCTTGAACCGTTTGACCGAATGGCCGGCATGGACCGAAAATAATTCACGCATTGCGAAGTCGCCCATGCCTTCACGGAATTTTCCGTATTCGGCCAGAAACTTCGCTATCGATTCCGCTTCGAACGGCGACACGGTTCGAATATAAACGTCGCCCGCTTCGTTAACGACCGCAAAAATCGTGTGCATGTGATTTTCCCTCTTGACGACTGTTAGCATTCATTGGCATTTATTGCGTGTCAAGACCTCAAATCGGAGTTTCCAAACCAAATGCCGAAACTGACTTTTGTTCTCGAAATCAGCGAAGCCGAACAGGCGAATTTGCTCGCCCGCATGACCGGCACCGTTGGCAACAACCTGTCGCTTGCCGCCGTCGACGGTGCACCGGTCGCCGTTGGCGATGATGATGCCGGCCCGGCTGATGCGGCGGCTCCCGCCGTCGACGCACGCGGCATTCCGTGGAACGGCGATTATCACGCCAGCACGAAGGCCCGCAACGCCGATGGAACATGGCGCACGAAGCGCGGCGTCGACAAGGCGAAGCTCGAAGCATGGGAAAAGACGCTGCAGCCGTCCATGCCGGTCCCCGGTGTCCCTGCTGCACCTGTCGCGGCTATTCCGGGTTTCACGCCGGCTCCCGCTGGTCTGCCGGGCTTTACGCCGCCGCAGGCCGCACCGGCTGATATCCCCGTCACCATGGAAGATATCAACGCCGCCTTCGGCAAGCTCAGCGCGGCAGGCGTGATCGCGGCGGACGGAAGCAACCTGATGCCGATCTATCAGCAGTTGCAGATCACCGACCCGAATCAGATCGCCACCGACGAAACGATTCGCCGCCGTCTGCGTGACGCGCTTCGTGCGACGTTCCCGACTGTCGATATCTGATCGTCAACACAACACACCGGGACGGATTATTCCCGTCCCGGTCAAGCACTAGGGCGCATGTGATGCCTGCCGTTCTCCGACCATCGAGCGCGTACATCTGGACGAATTGTGCCGCCGCGCCATCGTTTGCCGAGCGTGTCCCCGAACCCGAGCCGACCGACGCAGCACGGGAAGGAACATGCGCCGCATGGCTGGCGGAAATCACGATCAAGTCGGGCGGAATGTGCCGTGAACATTTGAACGCCAGCCATGAAAACGGATGGCTCGTGACGGCGGAAATGGTCAACTACGTGCAAGAATATGTCGACATGCTACGTCAGCGCGGCGGCATCGTCAGCGCAGAACAGCGTGTGCATCTGACCGATTTTATCAGCGGCACACTGGATGCCAGCACGAGCGGCGCGGCAGTCGCGACGACGCTTTACGTTGACGACCTGAAATATGGTTTCGAGATTGTCGAAGTGTACGAACACTATCAGTTGCTCATCTATGCGGCGGCTGAGTTGCGACGGCTTGGCGCGACAGCGTTGCACATCACGCACGTTCAGCTTGGCATCTATCAGCCGCGCATACCGCATCCGGACGGCATCCATCGGACATGGACGTTGACGGTCAATGATTTGTGGCAATGGGCGGAATGGATCGTGGAACGCGGCACAGCCTGCATGCTTCCCGAACCTGTTGCAACACCCGGTCGGCAATGCAAATATTGCCGTGCGCTGACAACCTGTCACGCGGCTCAAGCAACATTGCAAAACGGCTACGATATCCTTACGACCGACCGACGCCAGCATGTTCGGACCAGTGATGATCTCGCGAAATATCTCGATTTCCTCGACTTGCTGACCACACTGGCAAAAGCCACGCAATCCGCCGCTCAGGCCGAAGCGGAAAGCCGCATGAAACGTGGTGAACATATCCGTGGATGGTTTTTCAAATCACGCAAAGGTCATCGTGTGTTAAAATACGATCCGGCACTCGTGCAATTCTTGACCGGCATCAATCCGGTTATGACAGTCCCGATGAAACCGCCCGATCTGGAACGCGCGGGTGTACCGAAAAAGCTGGTCGATCTCGTATCGGTCGCACCAGATATCGGTCACAAGCTTGAACGCATGCCGGACAGTTTTTTCAGAAAGGTAATGGGCGAATGAGCAAGATCGATCCGAGTCCGAACGAAGCGATACTTATTGCGCTCGCGTCAATAGCGCGTAACTTGGAACGTATCGCCGATACATTGGAAAAACATCCATCCGCCGTCACCAACGTCAAATTTCGTGCTCAATCACCAGACGGTAAAATTAAGTCCGAAGCTGTTGTGCCAGCGCCGCCCGGCAAATTCGAACGCGCTGGCCCGTGGGTTACATGGAACGGTCAGGATCGCAGACCGTGGAAAAACATAGCGGATGATTCCACCGTTCGCGTGCAATTTCGATCCAAACCGGATCATATCGAAACGTACCGTCTGGACTCGTCGGAAATCGACTGGTCCGACGTTATTGTCTATCAGATCGTCAACCGGAGTGAATGACACATGCCACAGGAATCCAAGCGTCTGATTTCGCCAGTCGGGCGAATCATTTGGGGAAGCGTATCGGAGTTGAACACGCGGGACATAACCGGCAAGCCCGAGCCGGACGCGGAAAAACACGCCTACACGTTCGGACTGGCAATCCGGAAGGATGATCCCGGCGTCGGCACGCTGTTGCAGACGTTCTATCAGCAGGCGGTTGCCGGCTATCCGAACAACCAGATGATGGCAAACCGCATCGCTCAGGAATGGCAATCGGGCTTTTCCGGCGTGGCATTCCGGTTCAAGGTGAAGGACGGCGACAAGCCGTTGCAGCGTACCGGCAAGCCGGACGACAACGCACGCGGATGTTGGGTGATCTCGTGCAAGACGAAAATCCCGATCAAGTGCGCCAACGCTCAGAACGTCGAAATCGATCCGAAAACCGTCGAGCGCGGTTATTTTGTCGAAGTGGCATTGTCCATCGCCGTCAACGAAAAGACCGACAACACCGCTGGTCTTTACGTCAATCCGATGGTTGTTCGCTTGCTCGCGTTCGGCGAAAAGATCATGGGCGGCATTTCGATTGAAGATGCTTTCGCCGGTCATGCCGCGCCGACGCAGCTTCCGCCCGGAGCATCGGCTACACCCGTCGCACCGGCTGGCGGTATACCGGGATTGCCGGGTTTTCCGCAAGCCGGTGCACCGCAGGCCACGCCTCAGTTTGGCGCACCGGCTGGTATGCCGGCCAATACTGTTCAACTCCCTATGAACAATGGCCCGACTGCACCGAATTCTGCATACCCTTCTAACGCTCAAATGCCGGGTTTTACCCCGCCACCGCAAGGGGCCGGTGTGACAATGCCGGCACAGGCCGCGCCTGCGACGGGATACCCTTCTAACCCTCAAATGCCGGGTTTTACCCCGCCACCGAGTGGGAACGTCGCCTCGCCGACCGGATACCCTATTAATCCGGCCACCGGTCAACCATATCAGCCCCACCCCGGTTTTGCTGCCGGGCCGGGACAGATGCCGGGAAGCTGATACGGTATTCGCGGGCGGCATTGTTGACCGCGTGCCGCCCGCATCAATTCAACTCGGGAGAAATATCACATGATTGAAGTCATCATCGGCGCGTGTGTCATTGCAGGCGCGGGCTTGTTGCTTATTGCTTATCAATGGCGACGTGGCCGCAATCCGAAAATCACCACACCTCAGTCATCCAAACCCGTTCAATTGGTCGGGCCGGATATACCGGCGATCAAGCAAGCGATCATGGATGTAATCGACCAGATCGAAGGGAATCAGGCGTCATTGATCGGTCGACGCGAAAAGGTCTGGTCGGATGCTCAAACCGAAGTCGACCGGCTGACCGCTGAAATCGCAAAATCCCGCATCACGTTGGAAGCGTACGCGCTCACGTTGCGGGAATTGGGCAAGGAAAAACCATTGACGCCAATAGCTGAGCCTGAGCCGATCAGATATCCAGACGTTGACCCGGAAAAATTAGTCGAAGCATTAACAATCGACGGCGCTATCACTTGACATGTTTCGGATTTTGTCCTAAATAGCAAATGTCAACACGGAAGGACACGCGGTTATGGAACGTGAAGTCATTGAAGCTTGGAATTTCGATACCGCCGAAGAATTGCGGGACTATCTCAATCAAGCGATCATGTTGGCGAAAGATGAAGGTCACGACGCCGATACGATTTGTCCCGGAAACAAGCGTCGAATGACGTTGGTTCGTGAGACTTTGACAGACGGTTCGCACGTCATGAATCTTTATTTTTTCGACGGGGATTAATTAATCACCGTCTCACAACTCGGGAGCAACCAGCATGAGCAAGCAAGGCGGAATTAAAGACATAGCGGCGGGTCGGTCGGACGTTTACCGGCTTGCGCCGGACCTTATCCACGTCAAGGAAGGATGGAACACACGAGATGCGAACGATCCTTCCAATGCCGAACACGTCGAATTTCTCGCAACGTCCATCGCGGAAATCGGTGTCAGCACGCCGCTGAAAGTCTATTGGGAAAATGGGCAAGCGTATGTGTCGGATGGTCACTGCCGGCTTGCGGCGGTCAATCTGGCGATCTCGCGTGGTGCGGAAATCAAGACGATCCCGGTTATCACGGAAAATCGTTTTTCCAATGCCGCCGATCACGTCTTGACCATGATCATCGGCAATTCGGGCAAGCCGCTGACGCCTATCGAGACGGCACGCGTGCTCAAGCGTCTGGTGGATTTCGGCTGGACCGTTCCGGATATCGCTAAAAAGATCGGTCGGAGCGCGCCGTATGTGACGCAACTGCTGCAGTTGAACGTTGCACCGCAACCTGTGCTCGACATGATCACCAAGTCGCTTGTGTCGGCGTCTCAGGCATCGGTCGTCATCGCCAAGGAAGGACCGGAGAAAGCGACCGAAACGCTCGGGAAGGCCGTCGCTAAAGCCAAGGCCGCAGGCAAGAAAAAGGCGACCAAGCGTGATATTGGCGAGACTGCCACGGGCAAGACGTGGAAGACCGAAGTTCGGGAAATCTTCTCACGCGGCAAGCCGGACAAGAAAACCGATTCATGGTTTTTCAGCCATGATGATTTCGAGCGGCTTCAAGAGTTGATGTGAATCGCGCCGGGACACGCAACGGCGTGGTCGGTGACGGGCTGGTAATTTGCGCGGTTTTCAGATTGTCCGTGTCAAGGTCTATGCAGTCCGTCACCGTCAAATTCGTAAGGTATGGTCATGACGGTCTATGTCGATCATCAAAAGATGTGGGCGGACACCGCCGATGAAATGCACACCGCCGCTGAGCGGGCCGGCATCGATCCGAAGTGGTTCAACGGCGGACCAACCGTGCTTTTCCCGTGCTACACCGTCAATCCGACCCGCATCAAGGCGTTGATCAAGCGCGGCGCGGTCGAAGTCGGACGCGATGGCGCGTGGCGCTGGCAAACAATAGACTGGTATCTCAACGGTTCACCTGTACGAAGGGAAATCGCACGCAAAAGAATCCGAAAATACTCCACACGCACCGACTTATTTGCCTCGCTACTACCAGCGTCATCGCACATGCCGCCCGTTGTCCCATTAGCGAAAAGTAATGGCTCAAGCTGGTGATGCGGTCGGTATGACTACCCGTTGGACCGAATTCGCTTATGACGTTGAGACGTTCCGGAACGTCTTTACCTGTGTCATCAAGCGGATTGATACCGGGCATCGCTGGATTTTCGAAATAACGCCGTGGCGCGATCATAGCCCGTTGCTTGTGCAGTTCCTTTACACGCTCCGGGACGCTCAGACGGCGCGCATGGTCGGTTTCAACAATATCGGGTTTGACTATCCGATATTGCATGAAATCATTGATCTGCATTCCCGCCAAGGTTTCGTTTTGGCCGAACAGATATATCAGAAGGCACAACAGATTTTTAATTCGCAGGACGGCAACCGGTTCGGCTCGATCATCTGGCAACCTATCGTTCCGCAACTCGATCTCTACAAGGTGCATCACTTCGACAACCGGTCGAAGTCGACCGGACTAAAGGCGCTGGAATTCTGCATGCGCGCCGACAACATTGCCGATCTGCCATTCAACCCGCACGATCCGTTGACGCCTGAGCAATTGCCGACACTGTTACGTTATAACGTTCATGACGTGAATCAAACGATCCAGTTCCGCCACCATAGCGCGCCGATGATCGCGTTTCGTGACGAACTCAGCGCCAAGTATGGCGAGGATTTTACGAACTACAACGATACCAAGATCGGCAAGGCAACGTTCATCCGTGAACTTGAGAAGGCATCGCCCGGTTCGTGTTTCGCCTATGTCGACGGACGCAAGACTCCGCGCCAGACGCCACGTTACGAGATTCGTCCAGCCGATATCATTTTTCCTTACATCACGTTCCGTCACCCCGAGTTTCAACGCATCCTCGACTATTTCAAATCGACGGTTATGCACGACACAAAGGGCGACGAAGCATTTGCGAACCTGAGTGCCACAATCAACGGTTTTCAATTCGATTTCGGTACGGGCGGCATCCACGGTTCGATCAACAATCGAACGGTACGTGCCGACGATGATCACGAGATAATCGACGCGGACGTGACCAGTTATTATCCGTCCATTGCCATCGTGAACCGTGTCTACCCGCATCACTTGGGCGAACAATTCTGTGATATTTACGCCGCTCTCAAAGCACAACGCGCCACGTTCCCGAAAAAATCATCTGAAAGCGCCATGCTCAAGCTGGCGTTGAATGGCGTCTACGGTGACAGCGGGAATATTTTCAGCCCGTTCTACGATCCGCAATACACCATGACGATTACAATCAACGGGCAACTGATGCTTTGCATGTTGGCCGAAGCGTTCATGTCGATTCCCGGAGTCGAATTGATCCAGATCAATACGGACGGCATGACGTGCCGTGTCCACAAAAGCGCTCGGGTTCAATACGACGCATGGTGCGCCGCTTGGGAAAAACACACTGGCATGACGCTTGAGTATGCCAGTTACCGGGCGATGTTCATCCGTGACGTGAATAAT